TCGGGAGACCTCGGTGCGCTCCTGCAGGTCGAAAAACCCGTCGTCCGGCATCATGTAAGCCCAGCGTGCGTACCACTCCGACGGCTCCAGCGTGCTCACGTCCCGCGCCTGCACGGCTTTCTCTGCCGCCTGCGTTTCTGCTGGCTCCGGCTTCGGCCCCGGTGGCGGTGCTGGCGGCTCCGGGCCACGCAGCACGCTGGTTCTGGGTGCGATCCACGACCGCGCTGCCGTCCACCGGGTCCAGCCGGAATCGGCACAGTCCCAGCCCTCGGGCTGACCGCTGACGTCGATGATTTTTATCTCACTGGCGATAGGCGCCAGTATTTCCGCCAGGCGCTGCATCGCGGTTACGCCGGGCTCATCGGCATCAGGCCACAGCAGCACCCTGCGCCCCTTCAGCACGCGCCAGTCTACCCGCCCCAGTGCCTGCACGCCACCGGGCCAGGTCACCGCGACGTACGGGCTGCCGGCCAGCGCTGCGGCTGCGTCTGCGGCTTTCTCGCCCTCGACGATGAGCACGGGGTCTTCGTGGCGGGCCTCGAGTTCCTGCAGGCGATAGAGCGGTCGCGGAGCGGGCCACTGGCCCATGCCCCAGCCGTCGGCGCTGAAAGTCCATGGGATGATCTGCTTGCGCTGCCCCTCGGGGTCGTATCGCGCGACGTACCCGAGCACGTCACCGTCGCCGTTGAAGTACGTCCACCGCTGGCTTGGCGCGCCGAGCACGGGATGGATGCAGTCGTGATCGGCAGACTCTGCCGGCACTGGCGTGATGACCGCGCGCTGCGGTTTCACAGGCCGAGGTGGCTTGGCCGGCACGTCGGATGCTGGCGCCTCGTCGCTGAGTTCGCGGTAGGCCTCGCCCATGGTGATCTCATGGATGGCAGCGTACAGGCTGATGAGGTCGCCCCCGCGCTCAGACGTGGCGAAATCAGCCCACCGGCCGCTCAGGAGGTTGACGGAGCAGGAGTCGCCCTCGCCGCCTGCTAGGTCGCCGCAGACCCACTCATGGCCCCGGCGTCGACCGCCTGCGAGCCACTGGGGAACGAGGGTGTCGGCGCTGATCAGCAGGCGTTGCGCAAGCGCGGTGAAGTCGAGTTTGTTCATGCTGTCTCCTCCGATTTATCCGCCTCAACAAGAGAAGCGCGATACTGAGACATTTTGCTGCCTCGCACAAATTGCGAAACAATTCCTGTTTTTTTATGCCTTCTCCACACTGATGCGTCAACCTTCCCGGCGGCTGGCTCTATAAACAATGTTTCAAACAGTTCAGCTCTGAGCCATTTTCTCCAGACATTTATTGTTCTCATTCTCCTCACCCCTCCCGCCTGATGGGCGATGCACTTATACCCAAGAGACTCCCAAAAGTTGTTTGCGTCCAAATCAAATCCGCACCTCAGCGTAATGCTTGTTGCGTTACCTTCCGACGCATATTGCTCCATTACTGCGGCAATCATTGCGCCATACATGCGCCTTCTTGCGTCGTACTGGATGCAAACTTGGTGCAATTTGACATCTTTGTCATTTTGCGCGCCGGCATACAAATATCCACAAGGCTCTCCGTTTAAAATTCCCAAAAAAAGCCTACCATTTTCTTGCTCTCTTTCAAAAACAGTCATCGGGTAAAAGCTAAGCGCCTCTGCGTTTTTTTTCTGTAAAGAGTCGATGTATTTCAACATTTCTGCATGTTGCTGCACAACTACGAAATCCTGCATGACGTCACCTCAGATTTTGAGCACTCAAAAGATGCGCCATCGCAAAACTCAATGGCCTCCCTTGCCTCTGCCTGCGCCAGTTCTGCAAAACGTCCGTGCTTTGGATCCGATGCAACAATTCTCCAAAGCACGTCGAGAAGTCTTTTGTTCTCGGCGCGCAGCTTTGCAATATCTTCAGTCATGCTGCCCCCTCCAAAAACGCCGCATCGATCACCGTCGCCCCAGGCATCCCCCCAGCCAGCGCCGCCCGCGTCCGAGCCCGGATCCGCTCCTCGGCGCGATAACGCTCCGCGTGGGTGATGCCGGCCAGGATGTCGATCATCGCCGCCTCGAGATCCCAGAGCGCCGCGAGTTCGCCCGAACGCGCCGCCCGCGTGCCGGTGGTCTGCATCCGCTGGATGATGTCCGCGCACGCCTGCTGGGCGTCTGAGATCACGCCGCTGGGATCCGATGCCAGGCGCGCGCGCACCAGTTCCTCGGCCAGGTTCACGGAGTCGAAGATCGTATCCCAGTGCTGCTTGGTGGCCCGCGCCTCGCGCACTGCGTCGAGCGAGCCGCGCATTTGAAGCGCCCAGACTGTGCGGTCGTCTTTGCTCAGCAGGGCGGCGCCGTGGATGGCCATCAGGTGCGCCGTCGGGTTGATGCCGCGCGGGCGGTAGGTGGAGCGTTTTCTCATGCGTCCCCCAGCAGCCTAACGGCATCGTCGACACTGCGGCAAACGCCCGCCACGCCACCGGCACTGCGGATGGTCTGCAGGAATTCCTCCTGCCCGGGGCGCATGCGCCCGGTGCGGGATTTCACTTCGATCGCCAACGTCCGGCCGTCCTTCAGGACGCCCATGATGTCGCTCATGCCGCGCGCCGTGTTCGCTCGGATATACCGCGTCGAGCCGTCCCTGTTGTGCTCTTGGAAGGTCCCGCTGTTCTGCCTCCAGCACTGCGCCACGCGCGGATGACGCTTCAGTAACTGCATGATGGCGCGCAGGATCTCGGCCTCGCTCGGCTCCCGCTGCTCTGCCGGCGCCGGTTCGCGCTTGACGCGTTTCTTCGGCTCTGGCGGGATGTCGATCTTCCGCACCGGCTTTCCCGACAGGGCTGCGTACAGTGCCTCGGATTTCTGGTGCGCGAGCATCGTTTCGCGTAGGGTTTTTCTGCCTCTCATGCTGCCAACCTCCAGAACACCGACCCCCAATCAGGCCCCTCCTGCTGCGGATTCGCCCAGAACGTGCCCCGCCTGACGCGCCCGATCGTGCTCCGATGCACTCCGTACACTAGGGCCAACTGCCGCTCACTGCGGGTCGACGCCCGGATCTCTGCGGCCATCTCCCACGTCAACTTTGCCCGAGCCCGGTTTGCGCGCTCTACTTTCGCCTGCCGCACCGGATTCCGCGTGTGGCCGGTGGCCTCGATCGCTCGCATGCTGATCGTTGCCAGCGACACCATCTGCACATGCGCAGGGCACACGCAGCGCAGGTCGCCGCAACGACTGGTAGCGTTGTAGCTCTTCCTCCCCTTTATACCGAGCTGCTCTGCGATCGCCCGCCGCACCGGCCTGCTGTTGCCCTCGCCGCCGGGCTTCGGCAACCACAGCATCGGCGTCACGCCCGTGCCGTTGTATGTGCCGGTCCAAATCAGGCAGTCGCCCTCTTCGGTCACGCGCGGCCTGATGCGCCGCGCCAGGTCTGCCGGCAGTTTCGCCAGCTTTTCGTCGATCTCATCCATGTCTGCTCCTGTGGCCGATCCGTCGGCATGGGGACGCGATCATAGCCCCGCCTCTGCGCTGCGGATGAAAACCCGCTATTTCTGTCGGGTATAGGCGATTCTGCGCTTGACGTGTCGGTCGGCGTGGGGCAAACTCTCCCCGTCGTCACACAACACAGGAGCAGACATGCGACACGAACCCCGGTTCGGATCATACGATCCGGACTACGGCCCGTATCACGGCCATCCCGCCGATCCGCGCACGCCGTCGTTCGACCTCCCCGATGAGGTCTACGAAGAGGCGCAGCAGCGCGTGTTCTCGCACGCCATTGACCTGGAAGAGTGGCTCTCGGAGGCGCTGGGCAACGGCCCGGACACGTCGATCGACGTGTCCAAGCTCGACGCGCCCAAGGCAAGCACCCGTGCCCTGTTGGTGGCGCTGTTTGTCGGCACTGACGAGCAGATTGTGGCGGCCGCAAAAGAGATGCGCAGCCGCGCCGCCGCCTCGATGGAGCAGCGCATCGAGGACGAGGCGTGGGATATTTACGACTCGCGCCGGTATGACAACTTCGAACCGCCCGAGCGTGACTTGGACGACGCGGACCACTGGTATTGAGGAGAAGACGATGAACGCACTACCCGTCAGCCAAGTGATGGACATTTACGCAATCTTGCGGGAGCTTGAATTCCTGTCTGCGCGCCCCGCCCCTGAGCAAGTCGGCAGGCTGCGCGAACAGGCCGGCTTCCAGTGCGCCCTGCTGCGTCGGCGCATTGACGAAATCGCTGGCGACGTCAAGGTGGTGGCATGATCCTCGAAACCGACACCCAGCGATCTGAAGACTGGTACGCCGCCCGCTTGGGCAAGGCCACGGCCTCCCGGTTCAAGGACGCCATCGCCGCGCTGAAATCCGGCGCCCCAGCGCAGGCCCAACGCGACTACCTGACGGAGCTTGTCGTGGAGCGCTTGACGCAGCAGCCGATCCAGCGCTTCCAGAACGCCGCCATGACCTGGGGCACCGAACAGGAGCCCGCAGCACGCGCTGCCTACGAGCGCATCACCGGCCGAATCGTGGAGGAAACCGGCTTCGTTTGTCACGACACCCTGATGGCAGGCTGCTCGCCTGACGGCCTGATCGACTGGGACGGGCTGATCGAGATCAAGTGCCCGTACAGCAGTGCCAACCACATCGAAACGCTGCTCAACGGCATGCCGGCAGAGCACATCCCGCAGGTGCAGGGCCAGATGTGGATCACTGGCCGCGAGTGGTGCGATTTCGTTTCCTACGACCCCCGGATGCCTGCTGAACTGCAGCTGCACGTTCAGCGCATCCAACGTGACCCGAGCTTCATCGCCGACCTGGAAGCCCGGATTACGTCTTTCCTGCAGCAGGTCGGCACCCAAGTCGAGGCGCTGCGGCGTCTCGCGGAAAGTAAGCAATGAGCGATACCAAGAAGCGCCCCTATGTCCGCACCCTGAAGGCCTGGACCGTAATGGACGCGGAGGGCAACGAGCGACTGGTGCGGGCCTACACCGCAGCAGACGTGCTGCGCCACGTCACGCCGCAGTTCGTGATCGCGCCCGCCACGCACGACGACATCATCACGCTGATGGCTTCCGGCGTCATGGTGGAGACCGTGGGCCTGCCCGAGGCGATTCCCGCCGACGAACCCGCCGGCCTGACTGACTGAACCCACGGGGCGGGAAACCGCCCCATTTTGGAGACTTACATGACCGCACTCGTCCCAGTGGACCAAATCGAACGCATGGCCGTCAGCGTCGCACGCTCGGGCCTGTTCGGAGTCAAAACCCCAGACCAGGCAATGGCCTTGATGCTGATCGCCCAAGCCGAGGGCCTGCACCCCGCTATCGCCGCCCGCGATTACCACGTCATCAACGGCCGCCCCGCCCTGCGTGCCGACGCCATGCTGGCCCGTTTCCAGTCCGCAGGTGGCAAGGTGGAGTGGGGCGAGTACACCGACACCAAGGTGGTCGGTAAGTTCTCGCACCCGTCTGGCGGCAGCGTCGAGGTGGCGTGGACGACGAAGATGGCGCAGGACGCGGGCCTGACCAAGAACCCGACGTGGCGCTCGTACCCCCGCCAGATGCTGCGCTCGCGTTGCATCTCTGAAGGCATCCGCACCGTGTTTCCGGGCGTCGTGGTCGGCACCTACACACCAGAGGAGGTGCAGGACATGGACCCCGCCCCCCAAGCGCCGCGCGCCGCCCAGCAGCCTCCGCAGCCCGCCCCTGAGCCCCAGCTGGTCGAGGAGGTCGCCCCGCCGATCGATGTCGAGGCGCTGATTCACAAATGCACCATGACCGCCACGATTGAGGGCATGGAACTGTGGCGCGATGAGATCCGCCGCGTGCCCAAGGGCCCGGACCGCAACCGGCTGATGGAGGCGGTTAAGCGTCGCGTGGAGGAGATCAAGGCCGAGATGGAGCGCGAGCGCCAGGCCCGCGAAGAGCCCGCGATCCTCGAAGCCGAAGAGGGGGTGATCTGATGGACGGGCCTGTGCGTTTGACGACCGCAGAGGTCGCAAAGCGCCTGCGCCTGAGCGAGCCGACTTTGCGGGATTGGCGCCGACGCGGGATCGGGCCGCAGTGGTTTCGCGTGGGGCCGCTGAAGGTGTTTTACTGGTTGCGCGATGTCGAGGCGTTTGAGAAGGAGCAGCAGAAATGACCGCCGACGAAAGCCTGCGAATGGCGCGAGAAGCCGGTCTGCTGGGACTGGATGCGGAAGGAAGGCTTGAGCGATTCCGCAAACTGGCCTACGAGGCTGGCGTCAGAGCAGAGCGCGAAGCCTGCGCTGAATTGGTTGAAGACATGGACGTGCAGCACCCGAAACACATTGCCACAGCCATCCGCGCAAGGAGCAACGCATGAACACCGACGAAATCGCCGCGCTGATGAACTACACCGCAGGCGCACACTGGGGCGACGAGGCGCACTTCCAGCGGTTTGCCGCTGCGCTTGAAAAGCGTTTTACGGCAGCAAACATGCCGGCAATCAAGCTGGCGATGGAAGCAGAGCGCCAAAACGGTGCTGCCGCAGAGCGCGAAGCCTGCGCCCAGGTGTGCGAGGCGCTGCGTCCGAGCAAGCGCGAATTCGACAAGCGTTATTACGACGCCTACACGGCCTGCGCCCAAGTCATCCGGGGAAGGAGCAACGCATGAATAACCAGTCAGCACCCATGCGCATGTCGGACTTGGAAAAGTTCGATCGCAACATGGGCACTTACAACCCCATTTGCTACCCCACCACCCGCCGCCACCCCCGCACCGTGCTGGAAGCGTGGCCTCACCGCCACCCGTACTGCATTGAGTGCTCGCCGCCGCGCATCCGCTGGGGGCGCATCGTGCTGGCCACGTTTATCGGCGTGTCTGTCGGAACTCTGGCTGCAATCTGGTGGAGTGGAATATGAGCAAACACACACCGGGACCGTGGGAAATCGCCCCCCCACATCAGACGACAGGCTGGGGACTTTGCATTCGGAGTTCAAGCCGAATACTTGCTCGCATGGTTGGAAGGGATCAAGACCAGAAAAAGGCTGACGCCCGCCTAATGGCCGCCGCGCCTGATCTTCTGTCCGTCTGCAAGGAACTCGCGGATTCCGCAGCGTACTGGAGCGAATACGACGCTCCACTCGGCATCGTCGACCGCTTGAACGCAGCCATCTCCAAAGCGGAGGGAATATGACCCAGTACCGAGACATCGAATTCACCGACGGCACCGAGCCCACAGTGCTGCGTAATCGCCAGTGCTGCGACGGCCTGTGCGCCCAAGGCCGCTGCTGCCCGTACCGCGAGGCGTCCACCCCGACGCCGGATCTGTGGCCTCGGCCGAAGACGTCTGCGCTGGTGCAGGCCACAGCGATTGCGACCGTCGCTGTAATGGTTGCGC